GTGACTGTTTTAGATCCAGTTGTAGAAGTAAAAGTACATCCTGTTAAAGCTCGTGTAGCATCTAATGGAGTGATATCATAAATAGAATCACCATCATAAACATATAAACATTTACTTGTTCCAATAGCAGCATATCGTCTGCCACTTAAATCGCTCCATGTCCATTGAGCTCTGGCTGCTCCAGCCATTAATTTATCTGTTACTTGTACCCATCCACCTATTTTTTCAGGAGAGCCGTAACGAAAACGTACCATATCTCCATCAATCCACTGTCCTTCTGCTTGAGAAGCTGTAGATTGTTTATTAAAGCCTGGACTTAAAGGTATTTTTTTTAAAGGCATATTCGGTATTTTATACCAAAATACTGTACTAGTAAATTAAGAGCTTATTTTCTTCCACGTTGTAGGACTTGGTATATTATGCTCTGATACAATATTTGGTTTCATTGTAAGAAGAATATCACCTGAAATAGATATTCTAGGCTTATCTGTAGTGTTTATTTGAGTTTCATGAAATATCATACTTGGAAATATAACTATGTTTCCTGTTTTAGCTGGATATATAGCGCTTGAATAGTTTACATCAGTAAATTTTGTAAAATATTCTTTTCTTACTGGAATATTTAAACCTGTTTTAGATCCTTCATCATCTATAAATACTAAATCTCCTTGTTCTTCAGCATAAGGGTAATAAACAAAACTATAATGAGAAGCCATATGTCTATGAGAATGAATAGATTGATTTTTAATAGTATAAGTTGCCCAAGCTTTAGTAATATATATTTCTAATATATCTAAATTTAAATGTTGTAATGTTAGTGCATCCATTATCTTTGGTTGAATAGCATCAAATAATTTTTTAAATCTTTCATCATGATGAATACTATCATCAATAGATTGTAATTCGTGTTGTTTAATATCCGTGGTCCGTGCATACTGGCTATTGGTTGGTGTAACTTCTTTATTGATTAAAGGAATAATTTCTTTATTTATTTCTTCAAAATTATCTAATGCAGTAATATAAACTGGTTTACCAAACCATTTGGTAATATTGCTCATTATATATGAATATACTTTATTTAAATAAAGTCAATTAAGAAACCCTTAAAAATCTATAAATAATTTCACCATTACCACCATCTCCTCCAGCAGTACAAAAACCAGCTCCATAATTACCATATTGAGCTCCACCTCCTCCACCTCCAGATCCTCTTGTTCCAGCAGATCCTGCAGTATTAACTCCTTGCGGTGATCCTGTTCCTCCTGAAATATTTCCTGAATAAGAAGCTCCACCAGCACCTCCACCTATTTGACAATTATCTCCACCGCAGTTTCCAGGATTAACTCCATCTGCACCGTTTCCTGATTGATTAAATACTCCTACAGGTCCACCTGTACAAGTTGAAACACTTACAACAGCTCCAGATTGATTAAAAGATCCAGATGTAATTGCTGTTCCTGAAATAGTTGCAGATCCAGCAGTTCCTGCAGTATTAGTTCTTAATGGTCCTTTAACTCCTCCGCCTAGTCCAGAAGATCCACCTCCACCACCTAAAGAAAATATACTTCCTGTTGTAGATCCAGTTAATGAAGTTAAATTACCTGAAGTTGCAGTTATATTAAATTTGCCACTACCATTACCAGCAGGACCATAAGTTCCTGCATTTAAAGTTAAAGTTTCTCCTGCTACAACTTGAAATATTTTATCTGATATATAGGCCCCTGATCCACCACCAGCTCCTGCTGATTCTCCACCTGCTTTATCATAATCTGCTCCAGTGACAGCTCCACCTCCGCCTCCAACGGCTGCTTGAATATGAACAGCATTAGCACCTTGTGGTACAGTTGTAGTTGTAGAAGTTCCTGTTACTGTTACAAAAGATGTAGCTGTAAATGCTACAAATACAGTTTGCCAAGTACCTGATACATTAGCATAAGCTACATCTACAGATTTCCAGTTTCCAGAAACATTTCCATAAACATTTGAAACTGTTTTAAATGTGCCAGAAACATTTGCTGAAGTTACGGCCATGATTAATTATGCTGTATATTGAAACCAAAGATCTCCATCTGATCCTGATGAAGGAGTAGATGTACTAATTGTAAATTTTCTAAGTAATTTTCCAGCTGTAACTGCGTTATCATTTAATTTAGCTGTTGTTACTGCACTGTCAATAATTTTATCTGTACTAATTGCATTGCTACTTATTTGAGAAGATGTAACAGCATTGTCTGCAATTTTAGCAGTTGTAACTGCTGCTGTATTTAATAAAGAAGTTGTAATAGCATTAGTAGATATTTGTGCTGATGTAATTGTTCCATCTAAATTAGTTAAAGATATAGAATTAAGATTTGTACCATTTGAATAAGCAAATGTAATAAAACTTTGTGTTAAATTAAAACCAGTTCCAGAAACTGTTTTAAAAGTTAAAGTATATCCAGCATGGTTTGTTGAATCTTTTATAGCATAAAATTTTTCAATACCGTCGGGTATTGTTATAGTTGAATTTGCACTTAAAGTTCCTGTAAATTCAAGCACCATATTTCTAGCATTAGAAATAGTAGCATTTGACATTAATAAAGTAGTCGTTGTAGATGTTAAAGCAACAGATTGATAACCTGCTACTGCTTGTTGAATTAAGTTCCAGTTGGAGTTTGTTTTATCTCCCCAGGTATTGGAGTTTTCCCCCGTTACCATTAACTCTAGTTTAAGATCTGTTGAATATGATGATGCCATAAGTCTTTATATTATATAATTATTAAGCGGCTATATCAACCACGCTCCAATTACTAGTTGTATTAGTATTTACTGTTGTCCAAGTACTACCTGTACTAGTATTTACTGTAGCCCATGCATTAGTAGTATTAGCATTTACCACGCTCCAAGCAACAACAAAAAGTTTACCAGTAGAAGCTGTTAATTGATTTCCTGTAACACTTACAACTGGACTTAATGATATACTTACAGAACCAACCGCTGTTGTTAATGAAACTCCTGTTAAAAGAACATTAGCATCAATTTTTACTATTAATGAACCTGTTGCAGATGTTAAGTTATTTCCTGTTAAACTTACAGATTTTGATATACTAACTTGTATTGCACTGCTTTGTGATGTAATTGTTGCTGATACACTATGAGTAGTTGCGGTTGTTCCATTTATACCTCTAGTTAAACCAGATAATGTAAATACGTTTGTGTCAAATAAATACAATGCCTTAGATGTATAAGACATATATTCAGAATCTATTAATATAGTTCCTTTATCTAAAAATTGATTAAATAAACTAAGATCTCCATTTACATAAACAACAGTATCTGTTGCAGTCATGGAATCATGTATTGTAGATGTAAGATTAGGAAGAATATTAGTTGTTAATGAATTTCCTGTTACACTAAATATAACTGAGGATTTTGCTGTTACAGTTCCAGTAGAAGATGTTAAATTATTTCCTGTTAAAGAAACATCTTTACTAATTGATATTGAAACAATTCCTGTAGATGTTGTTGCACTTGTACCAGTTAAAATAACTTTTCCAGTTCCTGTAACAGTTGGTGTTCCAGAAACCATAACCATAGGAATACCATCTACACTTACATCAGGTCCTGCATCTGCTTCTCCAGCAACGATTGCTAATAAATTTGTAGATAAAGTAACTTTTCCAGTTCCTGTAAGTGAAACAGTTCCTGTATTAGATGTTAATTGATTTCCAGTAAGTGGAACATTTCCAGTTCCTGTAAGTGAAACAGTTCCTGTATTAGATGTTAATTGATTTCCAGTAACACTAACAAAAGCATCTATAAATATTTTTACAGTAACTGTACCTAATTCTGTAACTCCACGTGTACTTGTATCTCCTGTTAAAGGAGCATTAACACTAATAGATGCTGAAATAGTTCCTGTATTAGATGTTAATTGATTTCCTGTTAAAGAAACATTTGCAGCTCCTTTAGCTATAATAGTTCCAGTAGAAGATGTTAATTCATTTCCATTAAGGATAACTATTATACTAGGTGTTGCTGTAACTGTTCCAACAGTTGATGTTACCTGATTTCCAGTGACCTGAATGGTAATACTGGCTCCACCTCCCGAGTCAAAAGGTGCTTCTCCGAATGCTGTAACGCCAAAAAACATATAATAATCCTATAATGGGAAGGATTGGTGTGTAGGTGGATGATCCCTCCCAATATAGAATTATATCATTTCTTAAACCAGCTCGGAAGACCTAGATGTTGTCGTTTATCAAAGATATTTTCAGCAGAACCTTGAGTTGCAATATTATTATAATGTAAAAAAACTTGTCCACAATCATTACCAGTAAAAGGTTCTCTCCAATGTTCTAATTCATTTCCTCTGTAAACTAACATATCTCCTGGTCTTAAATTTACTTTAATTCCTTTAGTATGTTCAGAAACATATTTACCATTTTGAGTTCCTCCTTTTTTAGAATTAGGCTCAATAAAGATAGGCCATGGATCTCCACCTAGATTTAATGTTGTAGATATTTCACAACTAAATCTATCTTTATGTCTTTCTAAAATATCTCCTTTTTTATAAATTCTTGCATAAGAATAATTTTCATTTAATTTTAATTTAGTAAGTTTTTCCATTACAGGTTTTACTTTTAATAATAATGTTTCCATTACGATATCTGCATAATGAGAATAAGTATTAGGAACTTGTTCATCATTCCAAACACCAAACATTGTTTCAAATGGAGAAATATACTTTGTATCATACAAAGTTCTCGCAACTTGTCTTTTCATTAAAAAGTAATTGTAAACAAATGTAGCAAGTTCATTAGAAATTGCTCGTTTAATAATTATATACTTATTTTTTTTGAAACTCATTGTTTATTAAACACCATATTAGGGATTGCTTGTATATTCCAATGTATAAATCTAAATGGTTCTTTACCATGATCTACAGCATATTGATGTGGCATATAGCTATTAAAAAATAGCATTGTTCCAGGAGTTACTTTAAAGTTAACTGCTTCTAATCCAGGAGTTATAGCTTGTTGGTCTTTAAGTGGTAACTTAGTCATAGTGGCACCTGGTCTTGGATCATGAAATATTGGATAAGATGTTTTATCAGAACATTTTAAAAAATAAAAACCAGATACATGATTATTATAATGTATATGCGTATCATGATGTCCACCACCATTTTTAGCAAATTCCTGTACCCACATTTCTGTAAATATTAATGTATGATTTGATAAATCAAATCCTTGTGCATCTAAAAATTCCCAAGATCTTTGACCAATATAATTAGTTATTATTTTAAATACTGGATCCATTTGTAATGGACCAGAGTGATGTGCAAATCCAAAATCTTTAGTTTGTTTAATTAATTCTTTATTATTTTTTCTAGCTTCTTTAATATGTCTTTCAGATCCTGCTAATGCAAGATTTAAAAATTCTTGTTTTTGTTCTATCCAAATTGGACAACTAAAATAATTTTCTTTTTGTGTATTATCAGTCATATTATCTATAAGGGTATCCTAAGTTCCATATTACTAAACTATATCTTGTTCCTTTTACCACAGGTTTAACACGATGCCAAACAAAACTTGGAAACACACATATTGAACCTCTTGGTAATATTTCAGTACAAGCTTTAATTGTTTGTGGTTTATCAGGGTCTTTATCTCTAAAGTCAAATTCTAGTTCTCCACCCACATAATCGGATGGATCTGATAATGAACAAGTCACAGATAATTTTCTTATTTTACCGTGTGAATTTAAATCATTTGGCTTATCATAAACTTTATCCCAACTATCACAATGCCAATCATAATATTGATTTAACTTATATTTAGTAAATTGGCAAGACTCAGAAAAGTCCCAATTAAAATTCCAACCTGCTTGTTTATTAGCTTCATAAATATAAGGATGTATTTCTCTATATATCCATGTGTCATTTAACCATGCTATGTTAGAATCTCTTTTCTTTTTTAAATCTTTAAGTTCTTCTTGATTTAATTTTTTAGGATCTTTATTATCAAATCCACCTGTTAATGCTAATTGTTCTTCGTGCATCGTTCCATATTTAATAACTTCATCACAAAATCGTGGAGTTAATGCAGATTGAAAATACCAATAATGATTAGTTAAGTTCATATAATTTGACAATTAAATAATAATGCAATTCTAAATGAATCTTTTTTATTAGGTAACATATAATAATTTAAATCACTATTCCACATAACAAATTTTCCAGTTTTAATTGGAATAGTCCAAAATCTTCCTTTATCTCTATGATCTTCCCATTCAATTACAAGTTCATCATCTTCTGCATTTACAAAATACATAAATGTAAAATCTGGTGAATTATGAATATTATATGGATCTATATGATTTCTTTTTATTACAGTTTCACCTTTACCATGAACTTGTGCAAATATACTAATTGGAATTAATGTAAATCCATATTCTCCTCTTACATGATCTCTCATATAATCCATAACCCAAGTGATATGTTGATGCATACCTATTCTAATATCTTTATAACGATTATCATCCGCTGCTTTAAAATTAGCAAAATCAGATAATATAGAATTTTTTATTTTATTATTATCAACATGAGATATACTTGGTAACTCATCATGATAAATTGCAGTTTCAGATAATACTCTTTTGTGCATATCAAAAGATATATGCCTGAACTATTTTAAAGTCAAGTTTAAGATTTAAGTTCTACTTTATCCCAAGATTGAGTAGACTCATTCCAAGAATATGAGTCTTTTTTACCATCTGTTTCAGTACTTGGCATAGCTATTGGGGCTTCCCAACTAGCTGTAGATACATTTAAATTCCAACTTGAAAATGGTTTTTTAGATATAAAAATATCATTATCTTCATCATAAGTATAACCAATACCAGCATAGTTTCCTCTATATGATTTTGATTGATCACCTTCTGATCCATCAGAATTATAATATTTTCCTGCTTTTGTATTGTAAGATGTTTTTAACCAAAGTGGCCATCCAGTGCTTCTTTCTAAAAACTGAATACCTACATTTTCATCTTCAACACCACTAGCATTAGTTGTATCAGCATTTGCTACAACTACTACTGCGATTACTTTTCCATTAACTCCTAATTTTGCAAAATGTGCCATGATAATCTCCTATTATA